GGGATGCCCTAAAAATGTGATTCGCAGATGGTGGTATAGGAAGCTCTAGCCTCATGCTCCCATTTTTGCCGATAATCCTTTAGATACAAAATCTCAAGGACTGGATTTAGCCCTTGCCAGCTTAGCCTTGGCAGTCTGCAATTGAAACTTTAGCAATCTTCTCTCATGCCTTAGCTGCTTAATCATGGCTTTCTGTTTGCCTAATAGGATCATCATTTGTGTAGTAGTTCTGGCTTCAGATCCGCAGTAACTGCAGACACCATACCTAAGCATCCTGATCCTTAAACATCGCCTGCAAGTGCCTTCAGTAATAACTATTCTCCTACCATTTTAAAGTTTCGGGTGGGGTCAAATACTCTTGCTCAATCGTTATCCTGTGCAGCCCTTCATGCCACCAATGGTCTTTAAGTCTGTCTACAACTTCACCATGGATAGATCCAATGATGTCCACTGATACAGTCTCAGGTTTGCTTGGGTGTTCAGACTGGACCACACACAGCACATACCTGACCTTGGTGTCTAATTTATGTGGGCTGATGATTAGCCAGGGGATTGGGTCTGTTATTAGATCCCGAGTCTTAACATCCAGTCCTGGCATATCGGTGCCACCATCGGTCAGGGATTGGGATTCATGAAGGTATGCCTGTTGCTCCCAGAATCCTGAGAGATCACCGTATAGCCATTCCCAAAGAGCTGCCTCACCACACAGACCACAAAACTGGTTATAGGTTCTGGCCTGCTCTTCAGAGATCCCAAACTTAGTCATCCTTTGGATATGTATGGGCCAGTTATTTTTCTTAAACCATAACGATTTTGCCTGACCAATTTGCCAAAGTAAATTTGTTGTGTGTGGACCAAAATCAATTCGCATGGATTCCTTTTCCGGTTGCGGGATCCATCCCTATCAGATTTTAGCCATATGTGCGGACTGATGCGTCCACGATCATTCTTGGTGGTGGTTCCTCTACTGGATTCTGTTTAAACCTTTTGGTGATGCGGTCAAGAATATCATCCAAAGGTTTGTTCCCATTGGGTGATAAGTCATTCAGGGTTTTAGCTAGGTTGCGTTCAGACTCTTCACATGCTGCCATCTGGCGCATCCAGTCAGGGTTCCTTAGTTCATAAATTTCCAAGGTCATAATGGATTTCTTACCTTCACCTGATGCAGTGCTTTTAAATGGCAAACTGTTTATACAAATGCAGCTTACCCAACATTTAGATTTACTTGACCAGATCCCATTTTTGACATGGTTCAAGAAGGGCACTAAAACTAAACCAGTGCCACGACACATCGAGCAATCTGAAACCTCAGGTTTAATTGTTCTGCGGTAATTCTCCCTGCGGATCCGTAAAGCCTTTTCAAGTTCGTGAATGGTTTCCTCTCTTTTAAATATTTTGACTCCAGTCAAATCTTTGCTAGCTGCCAATAGTTCTTCAGGTCCATAACCTTCACTTGCAAAGTAGGTCGACCATGCTAAAAGCATCTTTAATTCCCTTTCTTGATCCCAGCCGTAAAAGGTGGAATGAAACTGAATCCAATCGGGCCAGTCGAAATAAGCTGCGGTTGAGTCGATAGTGATATTCATGGCTGAATCCTCTGTGGTAACTGAAATCCCCTGGGCATGGCTGATAAAGCTGCCTGCAGATCAGGCTTGGCTTTGCCGTTGGTTTGGAAGTTTCTTGGTTGCGCTGGCCTATCATTCTGCCTAGTCACCCATCCAATTAAGAATGCTGGCATCCCTCTTGCTGTTTTTTGCTTGATCGGGTTGGCAATGGTCCAAAGCCTTGCCTGTTTAATCCAATCCAAAACAGGGTCATTTTTAAAGGTATGCTGAATCTCATGAAATAGCCCCATCGGTAGTACCCATTCTGCAGGGGTGCCTTTGGTGGGAAATATGATTTGGGGTTGGTAAAAATCTTGGGTGTTCGGCTTGGTGCTGGGAACCAGCTCCGAGCATACTTCTTTCTCTAACTCTATCTCTACTTCTTTCTCTATCTCTATCTCTTTCTCTATCTCTATCTCTAGGCTACGCTGAACTTTTTCCTGTGTAGCAACTTGCGCCAACGGTGTAGCAACTTGCTCCACAGACTTTGTTCGCTTACTTCTGTTGCAAGATCTGCACAGAACTTGAAGGTTTTCAGGTTCAGAATCTCCACCTTTTGAGACTGGAACAATGTGATCTATTTCAAGGTTTTCAGATGACCCACAGAACACACAATCAACATCCCTAAGCATGATCAAATTCTTTGTAACCTGGTCAACATACCTATCCCCAAATCCGGCCTTTTCTCTGATCTCTTTGCTAGTAGTTTTCTTTGCTCTAGGATCCTTTTCTGTCTCGATTAAAAATCCGTATTTGCAAAGTTCAATCATAGACTTTTCAAGGTCTGCAACTTTAACTCTTAGCCTAAAAGCTAATGTGTCAATGTCTGGTAAATCACCGTCATACTCTGACCCTATCAGCCAGATCATTATTAGATTCTTAGCAGCCATGCCAGAAAGCGCAGCAAAGTCTATTGAATCCAAAACATCTCGATAAAGCTTAATCCAAAGTGGTTTGCGATCTTTGTAGTGTTGAAAATTCTGCCAGTTCTTTATTTGATAAGCCATTTTTCCCTCCTTAGTTATGGGTGGGGTAATTCCCCCACCCTGTTATAAAAACCCCATTGCAAAGTTTAACCAGCCTTGTCTCACTCCCGGGTAGGATGAGATGGCCCAGTGCAATGGGATTACTCCTTTAAACTGTTAGCAATTGATAAATAAGCTGCTGCATCTTCTAAGCTGTCCTGATGATGACCCTTACTAAGTCGCGCGATTTTTAGCTGACACATCATGATTGCTACATCGTAGGGAGTGACTTCTGATCCAAGATACTCAGACCAGTAAAGAGCAATCTTGGTAAAGCTAACTACTGGGGGTTCATACTCAGCAGCTCGCTCTCTTATCAGGTCATAGCAGCGTTCAAAGAATGCTGAAATGTTTTCATGCTCATCTGGTGGAAGATGTGGGATGGGTTCGTAGGTCATGCTGGCACCCCTATTCTTTTAGCCATGATTTTATTTAGTGTGTCAAAAGCTATTTTTGAAAGTGATCCAGCTTCCTTTTCCATAATGCACCATACTGGCTGATTTTTATTATCTGTAGTAACTGCGTGAATAACTAAGTTGTTGATACAGCTAAGGTAAACAACTTCAGTATTTAATCTGTGTTCTTTCCAGTAAGGATTATGCCTTCCAAGAACAATGGTGTTTTGTTTTGGGTTTCCTTGGACAAATCCAAAGTAGTCAGAGTCTTCAAAAATAACGGCAAACTTCTGGTTAAAAAAATTGCTTTTCAAATTTAGTTCTTTGTCCCCATATTGCGCATTGGATATGTTCTTTCTCGGCCCTCTTGATTTTAATTCAGAAGCATTTGAATCATGAATGTCATCGTCTTGGTTCTGATTCGTTTTCCTAGATTCTTTAATATCCTGTTTAATCGAATGCATAAGATCATTAATCTCATCCCCAACAGAATCAGCAATATCGCATTCAAATTCAATAGATTCTGTTTCATTGCATTTGATAATAAGGTGTTGAATGCAGGGCCATAGTTGTTCACATATTTCATCAATCTCCTGACAATCCGTCTTATGTTTATCAACGGACCATCTGTTAGACATGTCATCTTCAAGAAGTTCAATGTAACCATAAAACTTTGATATGCTATAACCAGCTTCAATTCCGCACATCTGGTACCCTGGCATCATTCTATTTCTGAGAGCAACATACCACCCGCCTGCTTGACTAGATGATTCAGACATAATCCCAGCTATCCATTTAAACCTCTTCCCATTCAAGACACCTTCACCAGATGTTTCTACCTCTAAAGGTATTGGATCAGGTAAACCTATTGTTATCCCATCAACGATTATCTTCTTGCCATTCTTAATGGCTGGGGCAAATATTTCTTTAAGATTATCAATAAGAGTAGAGCTTTGAATCCGTGTTGTTTTTAAGTTTGTAATAGTTATCTTGGTTCCGCATTCTACAGAATCAGAAACTCGTTTTTCATCTATATCAACGCTCCAATCTTCTGATTTCATTTGTTCTTCAAAATCGAGATGGCAAGTTTTCTTTAGGCCATTCCTAACAGTTTCAACCATAAGAGTTTCACCAAGATTGCAGATAGCTTCAATGCCCCCAACTCCAAACTTCCCGCTAGTTGATCTACCTTCAGTATGATGGCCACCAAACTGGGTCATAATTAAAAGGTCAGGAACCCCAACACCATCATCAATAACTACAATCCTCTTGTTCTTAGTTGTAATGGTTACAGTTTCTGCTTTTGCGTCTAGACTGTTGTCGATAAGTTCGGCAAAGCAAACATGAGTCTTCATGTTCTGATTGCAAACTGATCGCATCATATGTGGCTTGGGTGGATTCTTGTACTTCATTTGCGTGACTCCTTCTTTATAGAATCTAAATAAGCGTTAATTGCTAACTCCAACAATCGTATTGAAGCGTATTCAACGGACAGATATTCATCGATAGCCTGCGTGACATGATAGAGGGCCAGTTCGAGTTGTAAGTCTCGAGTCATTTCTTTCTTTTCTGGTTTTGGATCAGTCTTAGGAATTGGTTTTAGAATTGGTTTTGGAATTGGTTTTGGCGCAACATCCTTAAGCTTAACTTCACCAGACTTAACTTGGGAAATAGTTTCCTGTGGTAGTTCACCAGCTTCAACTGCCTTGGCTACAGCTACTACTTGCCTTGCCTTGTGATGGCTTACCTTTGCCAGTTTCGCTATCTGCCCTACTGTTGATTCCGCATTCTTCTGCTTTGTATTCTTTGTCTCAGGTGGATACGGTTTCGTATCCGCCTCAGCTTTAGGTTTCCCTCCTGGGTTCGGGCTAACGCCTGGCTTGAATTGCGTTGCGACTTGCTTGGCTTCTCGCTCTTTTGCGATCATAGGCAAAATTTCATAACCAATCGATGCCATCTGATCTGGGGTTAAATGTCTGCGCTGAATGTTAGTATGAAAGATGTATTCTGAAATTGACTTTACATCTAGTTCCAGTTCTTTGGTAAGAATCCTAATGCTGCTGTGGTTTGATTGTAGTTCAAGAATTGCCCTTAAGCGATTCCTCCCATCAATTAGCATTCCATCTTTTAAAACTATGGGGTTCATTAACCCAACAGTCTTGATGGACATGACAAGAGCATCAAACTCTTCCCCTTCAATCAAGGGAAAAAAACTAGCTGCAGGATGCACCTTGTAATTTCCAATCACTTCCAAAGGTAAATCAGTTTCCATTGTTATTCCTATTCCGATTTGTGTGTTTTTAAATATCAGGCTGGCTAGTCTGACAACAAGTCAGGTGTGTTACTGGCCGTATATCTCATATGGCTCTGGCCAGCCCGATGCGCATGAATATTAATGCTGTCAGTGGGTGGGTGCTGACAGCCCCATCAAGGTATCTCAGGGGCAATGATAACCCTGCCACCCCTAATGGGTGGTCTAGAAGGGCAGTTGATCCAGTTCAGCCTGGAGATCTGCATTTGGTTCTGATAGCTCATCTAATCCAATAGAAGGGTAACCATTAGATGTAGTGCTTTTGTGGAAACTCAGGATGTGATTAGTCAGAGTTTCGCCTGCTTTGATCAGTTCATTTGTGTAAGGCTTATTAAACTTTGGTCCCCATGCTTCAACATCAAAGCCAAGTCTGCCCAAGCTGGTTAGCAGTCTTCTAAGATCAGCATCGGTTTTCAGCCAATAGGTTATCTGAGTTTCTACCCCTGCCAACATGACCTTGATTTGGTAGGTTTGTTTTTTCTCACCAGTTTCCTTAATAGTTATTTCAACAAAACCAGCAAAGGAAATCTTGCCAGAATACTTCCCATCAGCCAGATCATTAGCCTTGGCAAACTTTGACTTTGATTTCAAATCCTGTTGTTCATTCATAAAATCCATTAATCATTCTCCTATTTAATTCTTAAAGAAGTACCGCGCGGTAGTAATTTGACACCCTCAATTTCCGTACCCATTTCCAAAGCTTTCCTTATGCTGGAATTATCTGCTTCAATGGTGATTTTTTGGAACTGAACTGGTAACTGATCTGCTGGCACATCCACCACTAAGGGTTGGACCCCACCATTATTGGCAATTGAAACTTTAAAGGTTTTGCATTCAAGCTTTTGAATTGATTGAGTTTCAAAGAAAAACTTTAATCTTTCTTTCAGACTCTTGACCATATTTTCATTAGTCAGGGCCAAGTTCCTAATCCTCTTGGCTTCTGCTTGCCTTACTAAAGCCCTGCCTTCAAGCTCCCTGATCAGCCAGCAGTAATTTTCAATCTTGGCTTCAATGCTGCCTTCCAGTTCTTTTAATAGATCATCAATGGTGGTATCGATTTCCCCAGTCAACTCTCCTGCATCATCCGTCTTGGATTCTGTTTCCATCCAGAATTTCATGATTGCTGCAGAAGAGGATAAATCAAATAAGCTCATTATTTAGCCCCCATCTTTTTAGATATCAGCTTTTCAGCATCGATCCGTTGAGCTTCTACCAACTGATCCACAGAGGAAACTTTGTAGTATTTCAGCATGGCTTGCATCGTGCCAGGGAAAGCATGCTCAACAGCCCTGCAAGCATCTTGAAAAGTTTCCATGGGCTTATGCTCATCCACTACTACTGGTGCTGCCAGAGCTGCGACAACAGGTCTGATAGGTTGAGCTTGA